TCGATGGACAGATTATTTATTTCCCATCTTTTCGCGAGTATAAGGTTTGTGAGCGAGTGACGAACTATCATGGCGATCAATCTTTTCACGAATCCTTTCATACGAATTAGATGCACCTGCTGGTGGTTTTGGGTCGCTATGATGCTTGATTTTTACATAATCAGCACCGGAGTTACCGTGACCTTCATGACCACCCATAGACGTGTTTTTATGGCTGTGTGACATTTTTCTTTTCTCCTGTTTTAACTAGTTTTTCATCTTCACTTTTTTTCATGTTATCTATCAATGTAAAAACTTTAACGAAGTCTTCAACACCCATGGATTGGACTTCGGCGGCGGCTTTTACGGTGTTTAGCACTGCTGATGTTTTCTCATGTTCGGACTTGTTAAGAGCTGTCATGATCTGGAATTGCTCTAAATGCCCTTTCTGTATGCGTTCATTAGCCAGTGCTCTATCTGATTCTGCCTTGGATGCAAGAGAATTATTCACGACTTGCTGATTTTGCATCATCAATTCAGCTTGCTGCTGCTGCATTTGCTGCTGTTGCTGTTGCTGTTGTTGAATAGCTTGTATCATTTTATCTTTATCTTGAATTTCGAGATCGCTAAGAAGCATCTCAACAGGGATAGGAAGACCGTCTTTCCAAAGGTGGTATTTTTGAAGATATGCGAGTTGTTTCGTCGTAGAGGTAAGAGGCGCATTCGTAACCACGGCATCATATTTCTGAAAACTTTTGTCTCTAAACTCATTGGTCGGTTCTTCTTCGATGAGTCTGCGGATTTTGCCAAGAGTATAATTTTTTTGGATAATTGACCAATGCAATCTACCTGCGTTCCGTTGGGATAGATCAAGGTTGTCAAAGAGTTCCTGTAGGGTAGTGAGAGCAGCACCTTGTCGAAGTTGCTCGGTAATACCCACGTCGCTATCCTCTGCTTGCCCCAAAAGTTCCGGTGTGACTCCTGCATTGCCCTGAATATCCTGTTTTAAACGCTCTGTGACATCAAAATTTGCTGGATTGATGTTAGCTCCTGGAACATCTCTAATACCTTGCTGCATCCTATTCTTTTTGAAGAATCTTACCTTTCCTGGGCCCACCTTAAAGGCATCATTGTCGTCAATAAGCGAATCTTCTTCTACATCAACTCCTGAAAATTGTGCAGCTAAAAGATCCATTTCTAATTGCTTGCGATAGTTATAAAGATATTGTGGATCACGAATATTTCTAATTATTCCTTGATAGCGAAACGCGTAATTATTGTTTGCTAAATCGTGGTATCCCACGAACGGAGTGAACGGATAGGAATCAATGGAAAGGGGGTTCGGTCCATCATAAAAACAAATATTGTTGACAATGATTGCAAGGTGTACTGTAGGGACTTTTTCTTTAACGATGACAAGTTGCGGAAATCTTGCTTTCAGATTATCCATATCCTCTTTGTCAAATTCTACTTCGGTGCTCTCATAAGTCTCAGGATCTACCAAAAATGTTGCGTTTCTTTCAGTCTGATACCAATACTCGTCATATGCTAAAAATCCTTTACGCCTGATATTGTATTGTTGAGGCATAAACGTGAATTTCGTATCGAAGTATGCTTGATCATTGAGCATATCAATATCTTTCTCACGACCAGGCAAAAGTTGTTTAACAGTCTCTTTGTTGATATACTTTCTAGTGCGTATATCGAGGCAATCTGATAAATCCATTTCACGCCAGAATGGATCCATCATAATCATGTCACCGCTGAAACATTCAGTTCTTAAATCACCGCAGATTGGATCCCTTCGATAATCTATCCAAGAATGCATTAGAGATAGCCCAGTAACACCAGCAGCTTCTTTAAAGCAGCAAGAAATTGTGTTGTAGGTATCATCTAGATAATATGCGCCTTGAATAGCCTTTGTGGCTTGAGAGGCTGTATGATTGCTGGAGCCATGCGTAGGAACCATTTGCGTGGCTTTACGATGCTGTCGCTGTCTACCGCAAACCATGTTAACGACGGGCATTGAGACGTTAAATATCCATTTCTGATGGTCATAAGATAATCCTGAATATTGACTCAGATATCTTTGGTCACCGAGATATACTTTACGGTCAATCAACTGCTCATAAAACCACAGTTGCCAAGCTGAAAGGTTCATTTGATAGCGAGAGTCAGCTTGAGCTACAATGTCGGTATATCCATCTTTATAGTGCTTGAGATACACGTTAGGAACGATTTGAGACCTTTCTAATTGACCGCTGGTCATAGTGATTCTCTAATTTAAAATATGATATTCATCATCATATTTGAAGATCCCATATTGAGCTAGAAATTCTTTACACCATTTTATTTTATCTGTTTTGACAAATTTTCATTGAACCCTCCGTTTGACATATTATATGCTAAACATTAGGTAAACATCAAGAACTATCTCCCCAAAAAAGGCTGTTGTGGGCCGTTAAATCCGCGAGGTTTTGGTCCGAATCCTGCATTGTTCTTAAGTTGCATAAGTTTCTCTGGTGTCATATTACCAGGCCCTCGACCGAACTCTTGTCTTGCATTAGACATATAACGTATACAATCGGCTGCATGTGATGACCAATCATGTAGCGGCGTTTCTGAATACGATTGCGTCTTTTCATTATACTTCTTGTGGTAGTTTTCTAGGCATTTGATGAGATGTTTGCATTTATCTTCGTCGATGAATGCTATTGAAAGCATACTGCGTACGCTTTCTATACCTGTATTGATGTCATGTTCTCTTGGAAGTATTGTGGTGCGCAAACCTAAGTCTTCGGCTACGTCTTGAAGCGTTTTACCCGTCTGTAATGAGCCTGAACCAGCATCGTGGGGAACATAATGCGTACCATAGACATATGGTTTAGATTGAATATGCTTCACATAGTGCGCTAGACCTTCCCCAAAATTCTCGTAAAAGTCGATTATGCGCAATTCTCCACCTATTTCTTGCCAGAATACAACAGAGGTACAATCGCCGAAACCTAAGTCCCACGCTGTATGCACTGGAGAGCGTGTGTCATAAGGTACGCGACATATACGTTTATCTTCACGCGCTTTCTCAATGAGTTTTCCGTAATAAGAACCTTCTACACCACGGCTGAAAGAGCAATAGAACTCTTGCTGAATAAGCTCATCGCTCATTCCTTCTTTTTTAGCTTGCTCCATATCCTCATCAGTCAAAACGCCTGTATCTTTGATCGTGAGTATCTCTTGGAACCATTTATCAGGATTAGCACGCGCCATGTTTACTAAGTCATAGAAATGATTCTTGCCTCTTGGTGTGCTGATGAATATTGCCCATCCCTTATTTACGTCTAGAATAGGTCTGAGATAGTCCCAAGCAGCTGGAGATTGGATAGCATACTCAGAAAATACGATAATTTTGGGATTAGTACCAACTAAGCTGTCGATATTGTCAGAGCCAATAAGCTGTAGTGTAGAGCCATTGACGAGAGTTATCTTGAGTTCCTGCTTATTCTTGTTAGCAATAATCTCAGGAGGTATATAGTCAAGAAAGCGAAAGCCTTCGATGGTAATTGTGTCCCAGATGACTTTCTTAGCTTGAGAGTAGGTAGGAAGGACATAAAAGCATGTACAGACCTCTGACAATAGCTTATATACTACCCAATTGAATATGGTTATATCTTTGCCACCGCGTCGGTGAACTACCCATACAGCACGTTTATAGCCATTATTTAGCGCGTTTAGTATCTTTTTCTGATATGGCCTCGGCTGATACTTGTCCATCTGTATATGCTGCGCTGTTGCCTGGGAAGTTGACATAAACAGTATTTCCTTTACTTTCTTCTGCTTCTTTTTGTCCTAGTCGAACACGTCCTAGGAACATTTGCATGTTGCTATTACCTTTGAGAGCCGTTTTCATTTGTGCTTCTCTTAAAAGTATATCCCCTTTCTTGTGTAATTGTGCGCAATATACTAAATAATCTATTCCATATTCTTCTTCGAATCTAGTTTGTAATGTTCTAGTACAAACACCTTGGGATGCTGCTATTTCTGCTTGATTTTCAGAACACATCATTGCGAATTCGACTTCTTTCCAATTGATTGGTTTTGGTCCTCTAGCCATTATTATTTCTGGGTAAAAGGTTCACCGTCTCTTTTGATTTCAAACGGCCTATTATTTTTCTTCATATAGTTTGCCCAACGATTTACGATGATATCGCAATAGGCTGGGGAGAGTTCGATGCCGTAGCAGATACGGCCTAGTTGTTCGGCTGCGATGAGTGTTGTGCCAGAGCCTAGGAAGGGGTCATAAACGCCTTCTCCTTTGGCAGTATTGTTGCGTATAGGCCGAGCCATACATTCTATAGGCTTTTGAGTAGAATGGGCTGTGCGTTCTTCGCCATCTTCTTTTGATTTACCAAAGCAATTAAGGTTAGCTATTTCCCATAAAGTGGATTGATCTCTTGCACCTTGCCAATTATGATCGCATCCTTTCTTTACGGCGTACCAGCAAGGTTCATGATGCCAATGGTAATCTCCTCTTGAAAGGGCAAAGTGTTGTTTTGCCCATATGATTTGTGAAATTATTTCATATTCCGAATCTGTCAAAGACTTTTCTACTTCAGAACAAAACTTACCTGCGTGCCATATATACGCGATTGCGCCTGGAAAAATTGACCAAGCCAAAGCCCAATTTACTTTATCGTCGTTTTGGACTTTGCCCACCGCATTTTTTGTTTTTTTCCCATTTAACTCTATACGCCAAGCAGGATCATATTCGACACCATAAGGAGGATCAGTAACCATCAGGATAGGAACAGCACCGGAAAGCACTTTTTCGACAACTTCTGGCATTGTGCTATCACCGCAAACAAGACGGTGGCCGTTTAGTTCATATACGTCCCCTAATTGTGTTACAGCATCTTTGTCTTCGCCGGGAGACAGAGTGCCATCATCATCTTCATCGGAAGCAATCTCTTCTATTTCCTTATCAAGCTCTAAATCTTCTAATGACATGCCAAGCTCAAGAAGTTCTTCGTTGTCATATAAATCTGCTAACATATCGAGGTCATGCTCGCCATGATGAATGTTATCAAGGATGATACGTTTTTTTATGAGATCCTCAGGTGTATCTTTAGTAACAACACAAGGAATTTCTTTCATGCCTATTTTCTTTGCAGCTTTAAGTCTTTGATTACCGGCATAAACGATCAGCCCTTTTTCAGTTTCGTTCACGAGACAAGGTCGCATTGCGAAGAATTCAGGATCATTCTGTATATTTTGGCAAAGTTTTTGAAATTGTTCAGGATTAATTTTTCGCGGATTTTTCTCATTCGATTTAAGATTTTTTATACTCAAATAAGTTATAACGGTGTCGTACATGAAATTTCTGTTGTTAAAGTTCTGACTTAAAGGTACTAGATTGATTTTTATAAT